GTAGGTTTGTCGAAACTTTTAAAACTAACATAATGAAAGCAAGAAAATTTGAAAACGTAGAAATTAATCAAACAGTGACATTTCAAGAAAATGGAATAATTGAAACTGGTGTAGTATGTAATGTTCAAGACAATAAATTTATTGTGAGAGCATTAAGATGTTGGGATAGATGTGGAGTAATGGTTTATTATGACAAAAATTTTAGTTTTTTCAAAACTGGAACTAAAACACATTCACATTATAACTATGGGAATGCTATTGCAATAACTGGTAATATCTAATCTAATAACTAACAAAATGCAAGCAGAAGTAGAGCGAGTATTAGTAGTTTACACCCAAGAATGTGATGAATCAAGCAATAATATTCAAGAATTAAAAATATTTATGGAAGATAATGGAGCAGGTAAATATATTGTTTTTGAAACCGAACGATGGGCTATTGACAACATTGATGAACTTGTAGAGATACTTAACGATTTTAAAACAAGGGCTGGAATATAAACTAACAAAACAACTAACAAATGAAACAACTAATCCAAAAACTATTATTCGGTTACCGAAGCAATCCAGCAGCCTACACCCCAAAAGGAGGCGCAAAATTAACTTATAAAGGTGGCAACGCTGAAGCTATACATTCAGCATTAGTATTAATGCAATATCAAATACGCAATGCAAAAAACTAAAAAGAAACGCAAACTTGGCAGGGCAATTTGTGATTCATACATTCACGTTCCAAAGCCAGCAACCATCACACAACAACATTGGGATGTGTGGTTAAAGTATAATAGTGGACTTACATCGGTGGAATGTGCAATGGTCTTTGGCATCAAAGTACACGAAATCACCAGTATAATATCTGGCATTGTTGAACGATTAAAGAACAAATCTAAAATAGCTGAAGACTGGAGTGAAGATTTTGCAACTGTGCAGGCTGCTATGGAATTCAAACAACGTATTGCTAATAACATTTATATGGCTATGCGAAAAGCAAAAAAAGAAAATAGTAATCAATTAATAATAATGAGTGAATTATGAAAATAAATAAACCAGCACCCGAAGAATTAAAAGAAATTTACGATGCTATTAAAGTCATCAACCTTGAAAGAGTGCAGACCTATGGAAGAAATGCAGGTAAAGGCGCATTTGTGACCATTGGCGAAAAGTGCTTTATGACACAAGAACAAGTAAAAAACATCCTGCGAAATCGTGTTGCTAACTGGAAACCACAACATTTTAAGGTCTATAACCTTGCGAAACGATTTGTTAAAATTTGTTAAAAGCATAAAATAAATTTGTAGGTTAAATTTGTATAGTTACATTTGTAGCCGATAAGCAATTCAGCATATCATTAATTCTTTTTTTTATGTTTCTTTTTCCAGTTTTAATTACCCGTTCAGTTGCAGTTTTAGATTCTAAAAAATCTAAACAATTAGTATCAACTACTTTTATTGCTAAATTTTCTGATGGAACTGAAAAGTTTCTAAACCAAAAGAAATGGGAAGCAATCGGTTTGTTAAGAACTTGCGACATAGGTGATTTCTTTATGTTAAACAATGAATGTACATTGTACTACAAAGATTGGAGCAATAATCCAATGTTTGGAACGATGGAGGCTAACTATCCTCCATCAACTTTATCTAACGAAATGTTAAAAAGTGTTAACAGATATAAATAAACCTAAAATAAATTTGTAGGTTTAAAAAGTAGATGTACATTTGCATCAACAAATAACAACAACAATGACAACAGAACAATTACACAAAACAATCAAAGCTAAATTAGCTACAAGAACAAACGAACAATTAATATCTGATGCAAAAGTTGCAAGAGCTAATAAAGCAGATGAAACACAAAGAATGATTTTTGCTTTAATTATGGATGTTCTTGCTACAAGAATTTCAGAAACAGAATTTGATATTATTTACGACCAAATTTCTGAATAATTTAAAATAATTACAAACCCAATAAAAACAAACTAACAATGAACACAATCAACATCATCACAAAAGTATCAACAACCACAACGTGGCAAATCGAAAATTCTAAAGAGCGCATTGAGTATGAATCTGACAACGAAACGTTTTACGTATGGAATAAAGACAACGAAATAACCGCTTCTATTGAACTTAAAGATGCATTCTGGACTATGCAAATATGTGACCTTGCAGTATCTAATGACAAGCACGAAATTAACTTACAATTTAACGATTACATTCCGCACACCTCATTTCTTTCAATGGTATTAACCGATTTTTTACACAAAAACAAATAAACAAACAATTATGACAATCAAAGGAACAATTAAGCGCATAGGCGCAACGACAACAGTTAGTGATGGTAAATTCTCAAAGAGAGAACTAATCCTAACCACCGCAGACCAATACCCACAAATAGTATCAATTGAACTGCAACAGAAAGCCTGCTCACTTGCAGATGACTTAAAAGTTGGTCAGGACATTGAAGCTCACATCAATATTCGTGGTCGTGAATGGACATCGCCACAAGGTGAGGTAAAGGTGTTTAATACTATAGCTTGTTGGAAAGTGGATGGTAATCCATTCACCGAAGCAGCACCAAGTGATAATCAAGAAGTACCATTTTAATAACCCATAAAAACAACTAACAATGAACACACAAGTTTCAATCGTACAACAACTGCCAATATCAGAATTGATGAATTTGGCGAAAGCATTCGCAGAAAGCGGAATGTTTTCAGACACAAAATCAGCAGCCCAAGCAATAGTCAAAATACAAGCAGGGCAAGAAATCGGAATACCTCCTTTCGCTGCGATGACTGGAATCCATATTATTCAAGGCAAACCAACTATTGGTGCTGGTTTAATAGCATCAAGGTTAAAAGGTAGTGGCAAGTATGATTATCGTGTTGTAGATGCATCTGAAAAGGTTTGCAGCATAGATTTCTATCAAGGTAACACTAAAATAGGTAATAGCACATTCACCATTGAGGATGCAAGGAAAGCACTTACAAAAAACATTGATAAGTTTCCTAAAAATATGTTATTCGCCAGAGCAATCAGTAATGGTGTGAAATGGTATTGCCCCGACATATTTAGCGGTCCAGTTTATGTGCCAGAGGAAATGCAAGTGGTAACAACTGAAGAAGCAACACACATCGAAGTTGACACAACTATTGATGAAATCATTAATGACATTCAAGTATGTGTTAGTTTAGATGAAATCAAAGCGGTTTGGAAGAAGTTAACCCTTAACCAAAAAACTGATTTAAGAGTATTAGCAGCAAAAGATGATATGAAAACCAAATTAACACCAGCAAACTAATGAAAACTACAATATTTCAAATCGAACAAAATTACAATCAGTTAGCAGAGCAGTTAATTGACAACGATGGTGAACTAACACCAGAATTAAGTGAGCAGTTAGCAATCACAGAAGAACAACTGCAAAATAAATCTGTTGCCTATTCATTTGTAATAAAGCAAATGGATGCTGATGTTGACATCATTGAGGCTGAAATAAAGAGGTTGCAGAACTTAAAAAAGCAACGTGAGAAAGCATCGGAATACCTTAAGGAGAGAATCAAACACGCAATGGATTTATTTAGCATTGAAGAAATCAAAACACCATTGGTTAAGATTAACTTTAGAAAATCTGAAACTGTTGAGGTAAATGATGTCAACCAACTGCCTGCTGCATACAAGGTAGTTAAGGTAACAGAACAAGCAGATAAGATAGCTATTAAAGCAGCACTTAAAGATGGTGTTGATGTTGCTGGATGCAGCATTGCAACACATCGTAACTTGCAGATTAAGTAAAAAACAATTGCCCATAGTTAGTAAAATAGCTATGGGCATTATTATTACTACTCCGCAACGTTGCAACACATTGAAAGCCGAATTATTTAGAATATAGAATTTAATAAAATGGTAAAATATTATTTTTTAAATTTTTGGAGTTTCAATGTGGTAAAGTGTTGCAACCTGCATAGGAGTAAGCACACATTGAGCATTCAACTTGTTGCGGATTGTTGCTATGTGTTTTATTTGTTTATTTCAATGTTTATCTTTATATTTGCAAACCGATTTTAAATAATAATAGAATGATACAGATTCTAAATAATAATATTGGCAGAAATGCCAACAACAAACCATCTACTTACTTGGCTGTATCCCTTGTAAGAGATGGTTTTGTTTTCTAATATTATGACAGTAACAATTTATAAATCTCTAAAAGAGGTTACCAATGGATTTCAAAGAGATGTTAACTATGTCTTTGAGCGCATTCGTTCTGGAAAATCACAAAAGTTAATTGAACAAATTCAAGCGGAAACTGATGAGGAAAAACAACAAGCATTAAAAAAAGAGTTACCTGCAATCAATTTTCAAGGTGTATTCAAGGAGCGAAATGATAAGGGAATAAAGCAATTTAGTGGATTAATGCCCCTTGACTTTGATAAATTTAAAGATAAGGCTGAAATGATTGCGCTAATGGACTCTTTGCGTGATGATGAGTATGTGTTCGCAATGTTTATTTCGCCTCGTGGAAATGGCTTTAAATTGATAATTAAGATACCTTTAGATGGTGCATCAAACTACAAAGGTTACTTTGATTCATTAAAGAACTATTTTGATTCAGAATATTTTGATGTTAGCAGTTCAAATATTAGCAGGTTATGCTACGAAAGCTATGACCCTAACATCTACATTAACCCAAACGCATTAATCTACAATGAGGTTGAAGAGCCAGAGTATAGCGACATAGGCACAGTTACACCAATATTTGCAATCAATTCTGATAACCGAATAATTTCAAACCTTTTAACTTGGTGGAAGAAGAAATACGGAAACACTAAAGGGAGCAGAAACACAAACCTATTCAAGTTAGCAATGGCATTAAACTGCTTTGGCATTGATAAACACGAAGCATTGAATGTACTTAACGAATTTCAAGAAAGTGATTTTACATTGTCGGAAATTGAAACTTTATGCAAATCAGCCTACAAGAAATCAGAGGTACACGGAACACGATTTTTTGAAGACAATGCCATAAAGTTTAAGATTGAAAAGCAAGTTAGGCAGGGTAAATCTGCGAAAGAAATAATTAAACTATTGCCAGATGTTGACCCTAAAAAAATTGATGAGGCATCGGAAACAATTAGAGAAAATATTGATGTTGAAGATTACTGGTCATTCGATGACAAAGGCAAGTTTAAACTTTCTCCTCATAAGTATAAGTTTTGGCTTGAGAACAACAACTTTTCTAAATTCTTCCCAACGGAAAGCAAAACATTTACGTTTATTCAGATTGACCAAAACCAAGTCGAAGAAACTAACGAAAAAAGAATAAAAGATTATGTGCTAAACAATTTAATGGAACGCAAAGATATTGGGTATTCACCTTATGATTCAATGGCATCATCAACGAAAGCATTCAATATTGATTTTCTTGGATTGCTTGCAAGTGCCAACATTAAGATTAAAGAGGACACGCAAGATGAGATATTTCTTTACTACAAAAATTGTGTTGTTAAAATTACTAAAGATAGCTTTGAAACTATTGACTACCTTGATGTTGATGGTTACGTTTGGAAGAATCAAATCATTGATAGAGATTTTGCAATTAAAGACCATCACAATAGTGAATATAGAAGTTTTATCTGGTATATTGCTGGAGAGAATAAGCAGAAGTATAATACCTTTAAATCAGTTATAGGTTATCTTATGCACTCTTTTAAGACATCTGCCAATAATAAGGCAGTAATACTTAACGATAGTGTAATAAGTGAAAATCCCAACGGAGGAAGCGGTAAAGGCTTATTTTGCAATGCTTTAAGTCACTTGAAAAAGGTTAGCAGTATTGATGGTAAAACTTTTGACTTTAATAAATCTTTTCCATACCAAACAGTAAGCACGGATTGTCAACTATTAGTTTTCGATGATGTCAAAAAGAACTTTGATTTTGAGAGGTTATTTTCTTTGATTACTGAAGGAATAACTATTGAGTATAAAGGGCAGGATGCAATCAAGTTACCAGTACAGAAATCACCGAAGATTATCATTACAACTAATTACACAGTTGGCGGTGTGGGTGGTTCATTTGAACGCAGAAAGTTTGAGGTTGAACTATCTGATTACTTTAACGCTGGAAATACTCCATTAATGAAGTTTGGTAAACTACTTTTTGATGAGTGGGATGATGATGAGTGGAGCAGATTTGATAATTATATGATTCAATGCGCCCAATATTACCTCAACAACGGATTAGTTGCTGCTGAATTTGGCAACATTCACACACGCAAATTTATTAAGAACACATCATTTGAATTCTACGAATGGACAAAGACTCACGAAGTATTTAGCTTTAACGATAGGCTTTCTAAACGTGACAAATACAATGAGTTTCTTGAAGAGTATCAAGACTTTAAGAAGTGGTTATCACAAAAGAAATTTAAACAATGGTTAGAAAACTATTGCACATTTTATGGCTACAATTATGCTGAAGGCAATTCCACCCCAATAGGCAGATGGTTTACCATTGAGAATGAATCTCAAATGTGGGAAGATTTAAGAAACGAAGAAAAACCAAATTTTCAATGATACAATTAAGAGATTACCAAACCAAACTTGTAGATGAGGTTAGAAATTCATTTACCAATAAAAAAAAGAGAGTAATACTATGCTCTCCAACTGGCTCTGGCAAAACTGTGATGTTTACTTACATCGTTAAAAATGCAATCGAAAAAGGTGGGAGAGTGCTAATATTTACACATCGAACAGAATTACTCAAGCAATCTTCAAAAACTTTTGCAAATTTTGGATTAATACCAGAGTTAATTACTGCCAATTCAACACCAGACCTCTCTCTCTCTTTGCACGTTTCAATGGTTGAAACATTTAACCGAAGAATAGAAGACTATTTACTATTTCTTCAGTCAAGAACATTGATTATTATTGATGAGGCGCACTTGGAAAGTTTCACTAAATTGCTACCATACTTTTCGCCACAAACGTATGTAATAGGTGCTACTGCAACACCATATCGAAAAGGAAAGCAGAATAGTTTAAGTGATTTTTACACCGATATGATTCAAAATGTAGATACACCAGACCTCATCAGAGATGGTTACCTATCAGATTCAATCACCTACGGAGTTGAAATTGACCTAAAGAAATTAAAGCGCAGAGGTGATGATTATGACACAGAACAATATTATCAAGAAAACAAAATATACGAAGGAGTTGTTACTAATTATAAGAGGCTAACACCAAATAAAAAAGCAATACTTTTTGCATCAAATGTTAATTCTTCAAAGCAGGTTTGCTTGCAATTTAATATTAGTGGCATCAAAGCAAAACATATTGATGGTACAACACCAGATGCTGAAAGGATAAGCATACTTGAGTGGTTTGCAAACACACCTAACGCAGTAATTTGCAATTGCGGAATCCTAAACGCTGGATATGACCAACCAGACATTGAAGTAGTTATTCTTTACCGAGCAACAACATCACTCCCATTATTTTTGCAAATGTGTGGAAGAGGTAGCAGAGTTACACCAACAAAAAATAAGTTTACTATTCTTGATTTTGGCAGCAATATTTCAAGGCACGGTTATTGGGAGCAAAATAGATACTGGAGTTTAGAAAAAAAGGAAAAAGAAAATAAGAAAGCAGAACCAATGAAGTCTTGCAAACAATGTGAGGCACTTATTCCTGCACGTTCAGTTGAATGTAAGTTTTGTGGTTTTATTTACAAACCGAAAACAAGAACGCAAAGTGAAATGGCAGAATTAGTACTTTTGCCCAAACCAAAATTAAATTCTTTGGCTATGAAAAGAAATAATATAGAGAGAGTAGCTATGTGCAAGGCTGGTCTTGTTAAGCCAGCATACATATTGCATCAAATGACTGATATTGATGATGCAATGGAATTTGTAGGTCTAATGGGATATAAAAAAGGTTGGTTACATTTTAACAGAGATAGATTCAATGTGTTCAGAAGATAAGCTACACCAAGATTGTTACGTTTGGTTTCACAACACCTATCCCACTATGCGTGGTCTATTGTGCTATAACCTCAACAATTCAAAAAACAAAATTGATGGGGCAAGAAACAAGGCTAAAGGTCTAATAGCTGGCAGAAGTGATATGGTGCTTTACTACGATGCTAAAGCGTTTATGATTGAATTCAAAACATCTGATGGTGTACAATCAGCAGGGCAAAAAGATTGGCAATGGTTGATTACAAGCAATGGTTTTCAATATCACATCATTCGTTCACTACCAGAGTTTCAAAGCCTTATTCTTATGTTATTAAAATAATACTTATCTTTGTGCTATGATATCATCAGCAAAACCGACCTATATCACCTTTATCGTTGATAAGTTAAACAATGGAATAGTTGACCCTAAACATATTGTTTCAGAATTTTGCATTAAATTTCAGAAAACAGAAAGAACATTTTGGAATCAATGGAAAATTGCCAAATTAAAGTGGGAAACATTGCACGAGGCGAAAGAAAAACTAAAAGAGGATGCTATACTCCAAAATGATTTAAACCTCTTTAAAAGTGGCTTAAAATCGAAAGAGGAAAGACAACTACAATTGCAAAATAAAATCAATGAACTTGATGAGATATTATTAAAGGGTACTACACCAGATACTATTTTTGATAACAAAGCAATGATTTCAGTTGATGTTATAAGGAATTTGACTGCCATTGAACGTGCTAATCTTATGAAAGTTCAGCGTGAAATTACTGCCGAACTAAACAAGATGGGTGGTGATTATGCACCTGCTAAAAGTGAAGTTAAGGTGGTAGGTGAGCAACCATTGTTCAATTAAAGATGTTTCAAAGGACAACTGCGATAAATAAACTATTGGCTATGAAAGCCAGAAAGCGTGTCATACAAGGTGGTACAAGTGCGGGCAAGACCTATGGCATAATCCCAGTTGCAGCAATTGATTACGCTACTAAACATCCAAGACACCTCATCACAGTTGTTGCTGAATCAATACCAGCAGTAAGGAATGGAGCGGTAAAGATATTCCAAGACACTATGTTTGATACGAATCGTTGGATTGAAGAGCATTGGCGCAGTAACCCAATGGAGTATAAATTCTCAAATGGTGCAATAGTTCAGTTTACTGCATTCGATTCAGTTGGTAAAGCAAAGGCAGCAGGGAAGAGGGATGTGTTATTCTTAAACGAAGCAAACCACATTGATTACGATATTGCAGATGCGTTAATTACAAGGAGCAACACCATTTGGATAGATTACAATCCAGACCGCCAATTTTGGGTTCACGATGAGATATTGACTGAAGCGGATTCAGAGTTTCTTTTGCTTACTTACAAAGACAATGAGGCTTGTCCTCCAGAAATTCTTTCGGAGTTGAATATAAAGTTAGGCAAAGCATATCATAATCCTTTAGGAGATAAAACAGACCCAAAGAACATCAAAAATGAATACTGGCATAATTGGTGCAGAGTGTACATTGATGGTGAAGTTGGCACATTGCAGGGTGCAATCTTTCAAAATTGGGATATTGGCACATTCGATGATTCATTACCGCACGTTTATGGTTTGGATTTTGGATTCAGCAATGACCCAGATTCATTGATTAAAATAGCAGTTGATAAGAAGCGAAGAATAATATACTTGCAGGAGTGTATGTATAAGACTGGCAATAGCACCGAGCAATTAAGTGAATCGTTGAGGTTAAGAGTGCAGCCAAGCAATAGCATCATCGTTGCGGATTCTGCTGACCCAAGAACAATAAACGATTTAAGGCAACGCAATTTTAATGTAATGCCAGCGCAAAAGGGTAAAGATAGCGTGAGAAATGGAATAAAGCGAATGCAAGACTATCAGATTGTTGTTACATCAGATAGTTTAAACCTCATCAAAGAATTGAGGAATTATATTTGGCACGATAAGAAATCAGAAACACCTATTGATGCTTACAACCATCAAATTGACCCTGCACGTTACGGATTCGATTACCTTGTACCAGTATCCACATTAGCAATCGGAGGTGCTTAAAATGAATTATTTTAACGAAATTTGCGAATATGAAAAGAATTATTAATACATTTGTCCAATATTTATTCAATAAATGAATTTCATTCAGAAGGTAGTTGGGAAAATAGCAAACAAAGCATTAAGCTATGCCAATACTATATCGTTGACCGAGCAGAACAGAGAAACAATCTGGAGAGAGTTTGGTGGCTTGATGCCATTGAATTGGGGCAATAGGGCTGATTTAATGATTAGGGAGGGCTATTCAGAGAATGTTGATGTTTATGCCATAGTTAAGAAGATAGTTGATGTAAGCAAATCTATACCTTGGATAGTTGAAAGGAAAAGAATTGATGGTACTTGGGAGAAGATTTACAATACATCTCTTCACGAATTAATGGAAGAACCAAATAACTATAAGGGCTATACTTGGAATGACATTGAAGAGCAAACCTTACTTTACTTATTGATTACTGGCAATGTTTATCTTGTTGGTAATACTCAATTTAATTCAAGATTGATTCAAGAATTAGATATATTACCAAGTTCAGCTATAAACATTTATAACCGCAACTTAAATTTCTTTATGCCACAACTTGAATACCAATTCAATTTTGGTGGCACATCAAGGGTATACACGCAAAATGAGTTAAAGCACATTAAGTTCTACAATCCAAACTTACAAACATTTGATTATGGATTAAGCCCTATTCAAGTTGCTGCATACGTTGTTAAGGTAGGCAATGAAAGATGGATAGCTGATGCAAGTATATTGAGCAACAAAGGTGTTGCAGGATTAATTTCAGATAGTTCACAATTACCAATGACACCAGATGAGGCAACAAGGGTAGATGCTGAATTGAGAAATAGAGTAGGTGGAGCGCATAACTTTGGTAAGATAATTACCACTAATAAGGATTTAAAATATATTCAAATCGGAATGTCACCGAGTGATATGCAGTTACTTGAGAAAGGAATTGTAAACACCAGAGCATTGTGTAATGTGTTCGGTATTGATGCGAAGTTATTTAACGATACTGCTGCAAGTACATTCAACAATAGTTTGGAAGCGCAAAAGAATATGTATACCAATTGCATTATTCCTCTATCTGATAAAATGGCAGAGGCATACACGCAATATTTATGCGCTAATCACTTTCCAAGTCAACAAGTGAGAATGCGCCAAGACTTTAGCGGTGTCGAATGTTTGCAGGAAAATAAAATGCAGTTAGCAGACTTTAAAATGAAAGGCATATTTACTGCAAACGAAGTTAGAGTTGCAATGGGCAAACCTCCCATTACTGATGACCCTAACGCAGACAAATTAATTATATCAACAACATTACAATCTACCATAGGCAATGAGCAAAACCAAAGCACAACTGGAAGCAATTAAGATTAAGAAATTAGCAACTAAAATCGTAAAGAAATGAAGTTACCAAAATTCAATGATAAGAGTGAGAAGTGGGCTTTCTTGAAAAAGAATAAAGACCTCATCATTGCTGAAAAAAAGGCTGCCACAAAGTATGCTGATTGTATTGCTTATTCTCTGCCAACTGAATATAAAAAAGATGGTGTAACGAAAGCAATGATAGATGATATTGATATGCCAGATGAGGTTGAGGTTATTACTGCGAAAGTGGTAATCAATACAACTAACATTGTGGATAGTCACGATGACTGTCATATTCAAGGTATTTGGAAGAAGTCACTTAATGAAACAAAGTCATTCTACCTATTGCAGGAACACAGAATGGCATTTGATAAAGTGATAAGTGATACCATCATTGCAAGCACCAAGAAAATGACTTGGGATAAGTTAGGCTTTCCCAACTTACAAGGTGATACTGAAGCGTTGATTTTTGAGGCTGAAATAAGCAAGGATAGGAACGAATTTATGTTCAACCAGTATATTAATGGTTGGGTAAAAGAACATTCAGTAGGGATGAGATATATCAATCTTTATTTGTGCATCAATTCCACATCAAAGCAGTTTATGGAAGAGAAAGCAAATTGGGACAAATATTACCCAATGGTAGCGAATAAAGACTATTTAAAAGAAGATGAGTATTTTTGGGCAGTAACAGAAGCAAAAATAATTGAGGGAAGTGCAGTATTAAAAGGCAGCAACTATGCAACACCGACAATGAGTGTAACTATACCAAAAGAAAATATTGAGCCGTTGAATGACACTCAAACACCCGTAGCCGATTTATCACTACAAAAACAAAAACAAAAACAATTTTTTATTAATCTCACAAAAAACATTTAAAATGAAAAGTAAATTTGAATTATTCCTTGAAACAAAAGGATTAAACACCATATCTTTCGCAAATCAAGAAGCAGAAGAAATGGCAAAGTTGTATAACGAATACAACGAAGAAGCAAGAAAAGCATTAGAAGATGCAGTATCTAAAAGCGCAAGCAAAGAAGATATCGAATCTTTGAAATCAGAACTTGCTACTGCTCAAAAAGAGCAAATGGTACAATTGAACAAAACATTGAAAGAATATGGTTTGGCAATTGAGAAATTAAACAAAGATAACCAAGCAAATTCTTTGACTGCTCAAGCATCTGATATCAGAAAAGCATTAGAGGAAAACAAAGCAAACTTGACAAAGTTGAAAGACCTTGACAAATCTGCTGCTCACGGTGCTGGTTTCTCTTTCAAGGCTGTTGGTGATATGTTAGAATCTACTAACATTAGCGGTGGTAATGTGCCAGTTGAACAACGTATTGCAGGCTTAAACTTAATTGCTACACGCAGACCAAGATTAATTGATTTATTCGCTAAAGGTCAAGCAGCAAGCAACATTATTTCTTGGGTGTATCAAGCAAACAGAGATGGTGCTGCTGGTGGAACTGCTGAAGGCGCAACAAAGAATCAAATTGATTTTGATTTAGTAGTTGCATCTCAAGCGGTTGTAAAGCGCACTGCATTCATCAAGGTATCTACAGAAATGTTAGATGATATTGATTTTATCGAAAGCGAAATCAGAAATGAATTGATGCGTTTGTTAATGTTAGATGTTGAAAACACATCTTACTCTGGTAATGGAACTGCACCTAACTTAAATGGTATCAGAACAGTTGCAACTGCGTTTGCTGCTGGTACATTTGCAGGAACAGTTGACAATGCTAATAGTGCCGATGTACTTGTTGTAGCTATGAATCAGATTGCAATTGCTAACCAAGAAGCACCTAACGCAATATTGATGCATCCTTCAGACATAGCAGCATTGAAGTTAATGAAAGTTTCTGCTACTGATAAGCGTTATGTTGATAGATTGCTTTATGTTGGTATGGAGTTAACACTTGATGGTGTTCCGATGATTGGTAGCACATTAGTGACTGCTGGTACATACCTTGTAGGTAACTTTAATTTGTCTGTGTTATATCAAAAGCAAGGTATAATGATTAACATCGGATTAGATGGTAATGACTGGACAAAGAATATGAGAACTATCATTGCAGAGTGGAGAGGTGCATTAGTAACCAAGAACAACGACAGAACTGCGTTTGTTAAGGGTACTTTTTCAACTGATATTGCTGCATTAGAAACTGCTTAATTAAATGAGCAAAGTAAAATCTAAAGAAGTAGTAGCGGAGGCACAAACCTCTGCTGCTGCTCCTTCTGAAAAGAAATCAGAAGCGAAACAAGTAACGCAATCAAAAAAAGAAGTTGAGGTTGTTGTTATCAAGGATTTTAAAGGCTTAAAAGCAGGTGAAAAAGTAATTGTATCTGAAAATATTGCTGAATTATTAACTAATAAAGGTCTTGTAAAATAGTATGGGAATTCTAATATCAGCCTCCGATTTCATAGGCGAAAATAAAATAGCAACTGATGTATTTACGGATGCTGAATTAGATACTTTTATTACGCTTTACGAGTCAAAATTACTTTATGAGTTATTAGGGATTGAGTTGTATATTTTATTCATTGCAGACCTAATTGGAGGTGTGCCACAGACTGCGAAGTATGTGACCATTTACGATGCGTTTGTAAAGGAAATAGATGATGAGATGATTACAAGTGATGGTATGAAAGTTATGTTGGTTAAATGGGTATTTTTCCACTACGTTAGAACGCAGCCACAGACCAATACCATTCAAGGTAACACACAAAGCGAAGGCACTATTAATATGCCCAGCGCAATGAGTTACACATCATTAGTCATTGATTACAACAAAATGATTCTAACATTCAAAGCAATTCAAACCTATATTGAGTCGGTAAAAGATGCCGATTATCCTACATTCAAAGGTGTACTAAAAAATTATATGTCGTGGGCATAATTACTACTAAAGACCATATTAAAAATGTTGTTGATACAATAGATAAAACTATTGTAGTTAATTCCGTTGTTGCCGATGGTAGCAACTGGAAATTGATGACAACAAATACGAAGTGGGCAACCTATGGTAAGATATTAAGCGGTAAGGTAATTAAGGAGGTTGTATTCAACGAATCAATCACTATTGCATCAGCTACCCAGCCAACTACTGGCATCTATAATTTAGCAGCACCATTCTTTTATTTTGGAACATTTTTAGAAACCAATTCAGAACTAATCAAGGTATCAAGTAGCAACAATAAATTGCCATTGATATACCTGCATATGAATGCTCCAGAGAGGTTTGCTGATGAGGAAGCTACTATTGATTTTGAAAGTGATTGCGCTATTTATTTTCTTGTTGATGCCGACCCTAAAAACTGGTTGAGGTCAACACATTTAGAGCAGGCAATAAAGCCAATGAAATCATTATGTTCCGAGTTTATTCGTTCTTTATTTGCGTATAGTAGAACTAACGCAAGCAACAAGATTACATATGTTGAAAATGATTATGCTAATTTCGGTAAGGTGCAATGGGAGGGAGTGAAGAGTCAAATCTTTGCTGATAATACCTCTGGTACTGAACTGCTAATTAAAATACCATTTAACAAATGTTTTTCCTGCTGCGAAAATTAAAACAAATTATTAATATTTAAAACAAAAACAATATGTCTTTATGTTCTTGCGATGTGTCGCTACAAAACACAGGTTCACCAAGTTGCGCACCAATTATGGGTGTTGCAGCAAATTTTATTTTAGTTCCGTTAATTGCCAATGATGGTACATTTAACTACATTGACCCAACTGCTACATTTAATGATGCATACTTTACTGCATTGATTAACGAAGCCGATGATTCAAAGCGTTGGTATCCAACTGGCAAATTAAAGAATGTTACTACTGATAGAGCAGACCCTATCTTGGAAACATTTGAAGATGGTTCAAGTGTATTCATTCGTGATGGTATCAGAAACTTTACTGC